TTTTCTGTAGTCACATGATATGCGTTAGCTGCTGCTGCCGCATCCCAAGCTATTGAGTTAGAGCTTGAGGTTATTGCAACTTGTGTAATGTTTGCTGAAGTTGAGGCGGTAATAACTTTTGGAAAAGTAGCCTTTTGGTTTTCATCAATAGAAACTGCTGGTGTTGTACCAACTGTTGATCCTGAACCAATAACTAGGTCGTCTGCGCTATCATCAAGACCAATATAAAAGTCTTGGGCGTTACCATCAAAGACAAGTTTAGTATCTTCTGCATCGCCATCGCCTATTGTTAAACTTGGGTTAGTACCCTTGAGAATAACTGCACCACCGAAGTCAACTTGGCCCATATCAACCGCAGTTCCAGATAAACTGAAAATGCCATCAACAGTATCCAAGTCGGTATTTATTTTTGTACCCCAAGTGTTAGTTGATGCACCAACCTCTGGTTTAGTTAAGTTTAAATTTGTTGTAAATGTATCTGCCATAAATCTTTCCTTTAAGCTGCTTCTTGTTTGCCTAATTCAGTCCAAGTTGTGTCTGCAACAACTTGTTCAGTCCATTTTAAACCACCACTCGCTGAAAAACTACTAATTCCTGAAATGTCTTCAAAGCCACGATCAATCTGAGTACCCACCGCAGTCATGCTTGAGGTTTGCGCTATGGTAGCTGAAACAGTAAGTGTATATCGACCAGTTGCGGTCATGTTTGAAACAACTGGCCCTATGGATGCGCCTCTATCTATTTGTCGACCAATAGCTGTCATGCTAGAGGTTTGAGCAGAAGCACCTACTCCTAAATGGATTCTATGACCAGTTGAGGTCATTCCGCTTGTTTGTGCGGATGTTGCTACACCACGATCAATCTGCACGCCTACAGCAGTCATACTGCTTGTTTGTGCAATGGTTGCAATACCTCTGTCTATCTGCTTCGCTGAAGCAGTCATAGAAGAGGTTTGTGCGGATGTGGCTTGTGCTAGGTGATACTGAAGATCCCCATAGTTGGATTTACCATAATTGTATAACCCGTAGCCTACTTGGGCCATGTTATTAAGCTAATGTAATGTCTAAGTCGCCAGCATCAAATCTGAATACATCTCCACTTGATACAACCTTTGAGGCAGTCAAACTTGCATAAGCAAGCAAGTTACCAGAGCTTGAGGCATCCATAATGCCTACAGCTACAACTGTTCCATAGTCTGCGGTTGCAGTTGGATATTCTACAGCAGCAGCGTTAGTTGCTGTGGTTGGGGATGTACCTGATACATTGAATGTAGCAGTTTGTCTTGCATAAGCTCCACCTGAAACTTCAGTACCGCCACCAGTATCAGTTGGTGCTACAGTAAATAAAGCCACATATAATGTTGTTGGTGCAGTATAAGCAGTTCCGCCAAATACATGATCTAATACTTTATCTTCTAAATAATCGCTAAATCCAGCCATTTATTTCTCCTAGTTATTATTCCAATAGTGTATGTTCTTACGAACTTTTCCGTAGGTTCTTCTTCTTTGCATCAAAGAACCCTTACCAAACTCAGCTTTCTCTTGCTCTAGTCGCATTTCTTCTAGGGCTTTTTCAAACTGAGCAGTAAACAATGGTACTCGTTCATCTTCCATTAGAAATATTGATGCGTGTTTTAATGCTCCGTACAAGTAAAGATCTGGGTTTCCCGTTGATACAAAATTACTTGTATTAGAGTCAGAAAGTGCATCAATCTTTCCGTAGTAGGTTAATTGTAATGTATAACTTGCATCAGGGATAGGTGCAAGTTCTAAAGTGTTGTCAACGATTGCATAGTAAATAGGTTGACCGTTTTTGTTATTAATTGATTTTCTATACACATCAAGCGATTCAATAGACATTTGCATAAGCGGTCTAAAATCATTGGATGTAATTTCAATGTTGATAGCCTCTAACCAATCGGTAGGTAAAGATAGATATTGATTTTCAGCAGTAGCAGTTGCACGCTTAATCATGTCTGCAACTCTTAATCTACGATTAAGTTCAGCCTCAGTATTATCAATAAATATATCTATTTCAGATGTTAAATCTGATCTGTTTAGATAATTAGCTATGTTAGTTTTAAGCTCTGCGTATGTCATAGTTTACCTTGCCATGTTCTAAAGACTTTATTATCAGAATGATTTAACCACTTTCTCCATTGTTTCATGTCATTCGCCCAGCCTTCTCTACAGGCTCTTTGATACACCACTAAGGGTACTTCTGCGACATGGCGTAAATCTTTGCCTGGCTTGTTCTCTGATAATGCTTTGCAATGCTCTATAACGGGAGCAATATCTTGGGTGGTGTGATAAACAACCTTATTATCTTCCGTAGCAAATTCATTGGTAAAACCAGTCTTGTGATCAATAATTGTTCGTCTTGCCATATTGTTAATAATTTTATCATTGACTAAGGCTTTTAGGGAAATAACTTTATAGATAAATAAAATGACATCGTGTCATTTATATTAGTTAGATAAAAAAATGGGAGCTAATGCAAATGCACTAACTCCCATCCGTCCCAGATAATTAGGATGTGCTTAAATCTGCAACAACACCATGAGCAGCTTCGTTGGACACTTCTAGTCCATACTCAACTACGATCATTTTTGTTTCTGCATCACCAATAGTAGCTATATCTACTGTTTGGAAATTTCTTAAATAAGCAACTTTAGCAAATTCTGGATCTACTAAAAGAAGCGATCTTTCTCTTGATCTGTTTGATGGAACGATTTTGAGTTCACCAAAGTCAGATGAATAGATAGATACTGAAGCCTCTACAGTATTTTGATCCACAAATTGTCTAGCTTGTGATCTGCCTGTGAAACCACTAATAACTTGTTTGTTATGTGGGCCACAAATAGCCAATGATGGTTCACCACCATTTGAGAAAGCTAACTCAAGTGTATCTTTGAGTAGAGTTTCAGTTAAAGCTCTTTGAGTTCCGTCAGTTGGAGCAGCACCACCGCCTGTAGAAGCACCTGAAGTACCTCTTGAGTCGTTTGATGTGATCCAAGATTCAAAACCACCAGTTACACGAGCAGTTGTCGCATTACCAGTTGTTTTAGCTCCTTTTTGACAGAGAGCCTCTTCCATATCTCTTTTAAGGGCTTTAGACATAATAGCAAGTTGATGTGCCATTTCTGACCTTTTACCTGCTGGATCTGAACCCTCTTGAGATCCTGTTACAGTTGCATCTCTTTTTGAGATCATACATACGTTGCTTGCTCTTACAGTAGCAGTTGAAGCTGCTCTTGAAAGTTCGAAGCCTTCTAATTCTCCACTTGCACTTGGTGTAGGTAGAGATTCTGTTTGCCAATCAAACACCACATTGCTCACATTTCGTGTACCGATTGAGGACATGAACGGAGTTTGCATAGGAGAGATGTTGTAAATGATATTACTTAAATCTTCTCTATCAGCAGTTGCGGTGTAAGTATCAAAAGCGTTAGTTACTTTTGCCATAATATTACTCCTTGTAAATTACTTTAATAATTGTTCAAAAACTTTAGCTGCATCTGAGGGTTTCCCAGTTTTAGCTAACCTTTGTTTTGCTTTCTTCACAGGAGTTACTGATCTTGGTCGGTTCGTAGTACCAGGTCTTGCAACCCTAGCCTTTGCTTTTTCCGTTGGTTTTTTCTTAGTTGCTTTAACAGTTTTGTTTTGCAACCAAGCATTTCTTAAACCAAGTAAGGCTCGGTAGTCATATATTTGATTAATTTCATCTTGGGTATAACCAAGATCATTAATCGCATAGTCACGAATAGCATTTTTTTCTTTTTGGGCTAATTCTGCATCTTGCCATTCTGGCAAAACTTCAAGCAATTTATTTTGACTATACTCAACATATTGTTGAAGTTCTTGTTGTTGCTTTACATAAGACTCCTCTTGAAGTCTTTTTTGTTCAGCATTAACAGCACTTAGTCTTGCTCTTTTATCATCCCAAACCTGCTTTTCTCTGACATAAGCGATTGGATCATCTTCATATAACTTGTTCCAATCTGGCTCGTTTGCCAATTCACCCTTTAATTGGGTTTCCATCTCAGGTAACAACTGTGCGTAAATAGCATCCTTTTGCGCTAATTCTTGTTGCTGTTGCTCAATGGTTTTCCGTTGTTGCGACAGCTCTTGAGTTTTGCGCGTGTAATCTTGCTGACGTGAATATCCGCTTTGGAGTTCCTCAAGCGTGACCTCTACCTCTTCTCCGTCAACTCTGACTTTGTAGTGGGTGGGTTGCTCTTGTTCGTCCTCAACCTCAGTTTGTTCTTCGTCATCAATTTGATCATCAAAATCGGATTCTTCATCTTCAACCATCTCTTCTTCAAGTTCGGCTGCTTCTGGTAATTCATCCTCTTCAATGACTTCCTCTTCTACTTCATTTGTGACTGCTTCTTTAACTGTTTCCTCTTGAGGAGTTAAGAAACTTTCAAACGCAGAAGTAGCTAGTTCTCCTTCAGTTTGTAAAGCAGTCGGTTTTCCGTTATTGCTCATAAATACTCCTTATGTGTATTTATAAGTATTTTATATGAATTTATTTAAAAAAGAAAAGATTTTTAGCCTACGCTACGAATCTTATTGATATGTGCTTTAGTGAGTTTGCCTTTCTCTGCAATGATTCTAAGATGTTTTTCTATCTCAGGTATTAATAAAATTGATCTATGTAAGTCCTCTCTGATATTCACATCTTTTATATCACGAGAGTTTAACCAAAAGTTGATGTATTCGTTTTTAAGGTTTTCTACAACTTCCTTAAATACATCTGAGTTTAATATTTGTTCGGCTTGTTCAGCCTTGACAGCTTCTTCGTGTGTTGGCATTTATTTAACTAGTGGTGTTTTCCCAATTCCAAATAAACCTTGTATTGCTTGTTGTTTTAAATCATCTTTAAATTTATCAAAGGTGTTTTGCGCACCTGTGATACCTGATCCAATTCTACCAAGGCCACCAAACAATCCACCGACTTGTGGTTGTGGCATTTGTGGAATGTTTAACTGAGGCATCCTAAAATCAATGTTTGGTCTAATGTTTGAAAAATCAAAATCCCTTATATCAAAATCACCAGGCATAAAGTCACCAGGCATAAAATCTCTTGGTGGTGGCATCCTTACATCTTCAACATTTGGTCTAGGCATTGGCAAAGGTACAACCCCAAGATCAGGTAGGGGTGGTCTGTTAATATCTTCTTGTGTATAACCGCCCGGTTGGTCAGGTGAATATGAAACCCCACTTGAAATCATTTGTGATGCAGGTATTCCGCCTGCTATTGATCTTGCATAATCAAAACCACTTGAATAAGACGTGTCAGGTGCAACGTAACTTGTATTACCCATTCCACCCATTCTACCAAATCCCCTATTTGGATCATATGGGTTTTTTATTGGTAGTCCTGTTGGTAAGCCTGTAAAAAAATTAAATCCGTTCATATTAAGTTGTAATTAGTTTATCTATTTTAGCATCAAGTTTATCTATTTTGTCTATTAATCTTTGAAATTCTATTGTGTGTTCATTTCTTGTTAGATAATCTCTTGCTACTTCTTCTCTAGTTTTATTGAGCAAAATATCAACCCGCTTAACTTCAGCTTCATTTTTTCTTATGCCATAGACTAAAGGTGCTAAGACCAAAGTAACTATGATATTCCAAACGATGTAGCCTGAGATCTCCATATCAATAAAAGTCAGTAGCTCCAGATGTGAGGGCGTGGGCTATAATTTTCCACTTCTGCGATATCCAAATGTATAAATCGTCCATTGCCTTTTTGATTAACTCCTATGCCTGTAAAACCATGTGCTATACCTTTGTATAACACCTCTAATGCTTTTTGGTGACTAACAGCTATATCAACTGCTAGACCTAGTGCGTGTGTGCCTGGCTTGCTTTTCTTAGCTTCTATAGGATGTTCAGGACATCTATAGCCAGATGATATAACTAGGGGGAATCCTAGGTCATCACGCAATGTTTGTAGTTTATCAACTAATTTATGATTTATCTCGTTTTTACCACAATGTTTGCACTTGAATTCATCAAGTTTAAAGTTTTTCCAAGTCATCTTTTGTTTGAGCTTCCGAAATAGAATGAAATCACGCTTGTAAATATGCCCGTAATCGCGCCGATAACTATCATCGTCACGTCATCGTTTGCCTCTGGCTGCGGGTAGAGAGTTATGATTGCAATATAGCTAAAGAAACCAACAGCACATGAAATACCTAAAATTTTAGGTGTCCAATCATTGCTGAATTTATCTCTAGCATCTTGCACATCTTCGGTTTCTAGTGCAAAAACATCAACCTCAAGCTCTTTCATTTGCACTTCAAAATCTTTCTCTGCTTTTTTGAGAGCAACCATTTGATCGGCTGTAAGATTTTGCATTGCATTTTCTATAGACTTTGGACTGTTAGGTACGCCCAATACACTACTTAATATTTGACCAGCTTGGCCACCTAAAGGGCCACCTAAAGCTGCTCCAAGTGTGGGTGCTAAACTACCTACTATGCTTTTTATTTTGTTTTTCATTTTTTTTCTTTTGTCGCTTGGTATTGTTTTCCATGTACTTGCTTAATTCAGCAAAGGTTTCAAATCTAATTTTTTTCTCAGGCTTACTCACTTGTGCTTGGTAATAACTTCAAACTCAGCAGAAGTAGATGCTCCTTTATGCGGTACAAACTTACCTTTATTTTTCATCAAACGATAACCTTTACCAACTTTCATAAAATGATAGCCTTTTGGAGCTTTAACTTTCTTTTTCATTTTCTTTTTTTCTTAGCTTTTTTAAGTTTTTTAAAGTCTGCGCTAGTAATTTTAGTTCTAGGCTTTGCAACTCTAGCAAGTTTCTTTTGTTTTGGTGAATATTTGCTAAATGGCATTATTTTTTAACCTTTTTCTTTTTGCCTTTCTTTTTTTTAGGCTTTCCATATCCGTAACCCATATTAACTCCTTTTCTTTGACTTTTTAGGCCTTAATAAATCTGCATCCGCCTTTCTTGCACCGCCTTTGCCTGTCGCAAAACTGCGAACACGCCCGGAAGCCCAACCATGAGCAGATACACCTGGACGAGAACCAGAGCTGTAGTAAGCACCAAGCCCACGTTTGTAGACTTTTCTGAGTGTAGACTTAGATATTCCGCTTGATTTGGAATACTTATCTATGACTTCTTCTTTACTTGCCACTTTTAGCCCTCATTTTTGAGATTCGATTCATCATTGCAGGTGTTAATTTACCTGCTCTGTAAAGTTTAGCTGTTCGTTTGATTTCTGCTTCGCGCTTTTTCTTATTCTTAGCGCCTGAAACATATTTTTTTGGAACACCCCCTTTGGTTTTTGGAACTTTCCTAAACTTACGTTTCATAGCCAATGATTAATCTTATCTTTAATGAATTCTTTGTGTTTATCATAGACTAAATAACCTACGACACCTACGAGTATAATTATTATTAATATTTCCATAGTAGGATTATACCTACCATTTCTTACAAGACCAATATCTAGGGGTTAGCTTATCTGGTGGGTTGGTATCGCACTTATGTCTAGCACGAAAGGATTTTCTTCTTTTGGGTTGGTCTTTTTTGATTGTCATTTTGGGATCACCAAAGCGAACAAGTTTTACTTTGTCACCTTTCTTTGCAAGTACAGCAAACTTTTTAGATTTGCCTGGTGTTCTTTTGGGTTTGTTATAACCGCTAAATCTTTCACCTCTGTATGTAATCGCCATTAGTGTAAAGTTTTCTCCTCGAAACTTATGATCTCTGAGTTTTCATTTACCTGACCACCTGACATAAGTATCATTATTTGAAGTGCATGATCTTTATTTTTAGCTTTGATCTCAGAACCTTTATAGATCATATCTCCTTCCATTACTTCAATGTCAAATATTTTGTGGGACATTTCCAGTAAATAGTCCTTGAGCTTGGTCTTTTGCAGTTTGCCTGATAGTTTCTCGGTCACGCTCCATGATAGCATTTATTTCTGCTATGTTGACCTGGGTTCCATATTTACCAATAAGTTCTGCGGCTTTAAGTCTAATCTGTGCTTCTTCAATATCTCTGTTTCGATCATCGTCCATGATAATCTTCATGCGATCTGTTTCTGCATCAATGATAGCTTTCTGTGCTTGGACTTGTGCTTTTTGTGCTTCAGCTTGTGCGAGTAACTCAGCCGCATCAGGCTTAGTTTCTTGCGGTGCGGGTGGCATTGGTGGTACTTCAGTATTGACAAAAGATTCAGGATCTTTAAATCCTGCCATCTCGATCATTCTTGCAAGTGTGTTTGAATATTGCTGTAAGGACACCATAGGATTGCTTGGCCCTAGAGTTTGTAAGATTTGTTCTTGTTTGCCTGCGAGTGAGCCAAGGATTGCAAACTTCTCTTCGTCTGAAGATTTAGAGATTGCAACATTACATACTAGGTCTTTGTCAGCATCCCAATATCTAGGATCAACCGGAACAAACTTACCATTAAGCCTGAAGACATCTTGTGCATTTTGATGTTTGATAACCAAGTTATTAACCAAAGTAAATAGATCTTTCATACCGCCTTCGGCAAAGTGTCTGCAAATTAATTCGATACGACCTTGTGCGCCAGACATGGTTGCTGCTACCGCAGCTTTGGTGCTTGATTGTAAAGCATCAGCATTTAAGCCTGCTGAAGCCTTAGATACACCTGTTCTATTTTCTTTACTTTCATCTAAGTAACCAAGAACAGGGAACGCTTCCTTGCCAACAAAAGGGACTGAGAAGGGTTGTACCATTCCTGGCGCACGCACACGAATAGGCTGTCCAATGTCTGTGTTTAAGACATCATCGATGTTGACTTGTCCTTCGACAACAGCCATTCGTGGGAAAATAGAATGCCCTAACGAATCGAGTGTATCTCGCATAATTTGCGACTTTGCTGCTTGGATAGGTTTGAGGTAATCCGCAGGGCATGATCCGATTGCAGTATGCGGTTCAGGATCAGGGCAAAACATAACAATAGGTAAATCATCCCATTGCTCAACATTTAACACATGCAGTCCATCACCAACGGTGCATACTCTAATTCTTTCATCAATTCCATCACCATCAAAGTCATAGAAAAGATAATGTTCAATGTATAAAACATCCTTACCGCCTGAATCGTTACGATCTGGATAAACCATATTATCGAAAGGATTACGGGCTTGTTGTTCATCGTAGCTTTCTGGATCAAGTGCTGTACCTGCATACGAGGCATACTCTTCTATTTCATCTTGGTCGTAACCCATGGCAACGAGTTCTGAAACCGACTTAATCATTCGGTGTGCTACATACGAGGCAGATTTAATATCTCGTGCGTGTCTTGAAATTAAAACCTCTTCGGGTGGGATCGCTTCTAAACATACTTGGTTTTTAGCTTTTACTCTGCGAATGGTAATGTCATACATCGCAGGAATTTCTTGTACCACTTCTTCACCACTTACAGGATCAAGCGTGGTTATGGTTTCCATGGTGACTGATTCTTCTACAATCTCAACATTCGGATCGAGTACCAAGGCTTGATAAGCCTGTGGATCTAACCCAGTATATTCATGGGTGGATGCTGTGATTGAATCGTCCCAAAAGCCTTTAACAAAACCTGTCTTTCTCACCAACGCATCTTTAAATGCAGAGTACATAACATTGAAACCCTGATTCTTTTGTTGAACGATGTAGTTGATGTAGTCGGTTTGTTGCTCTGCCAGAGGAATATCTTCAGGGCCATTGGGTATAAATTCTACTACCTTCTTAGTGCCAAAGAATGTACGCATAATGTTTGGCAACATAAATAAAACTGTATCTCTAACATCGGTAGAAATAAATTCTGATTGTAAAGTTGAAGTAGCCTCTGGCTCACCACCAAGATAATACTCAGTTGACTCAGCTCTCTCTTCTCCGACTTGGTGGATAAAGTCTTTTGCATCATCCATTTCAGATTTAATTACACCGACTAAATCGATCATGCTTGATTGTTCTTCAACTTGCATTTCGATTTCTGCTTCGATTTCTTTAACTTTCTTTTCTGCCATATAAAATTATCCCACTCTAAATATTCTGGACTTCAGAGGTTTCTTGAAATTATAACCGAAATGTGAACCACTTCCACCAAAACTTGCGGCACTACTTGCCATGGTCAAAGCAAGTGCATCGGCTTTGT